ATGACACCGAACAACGCAATAGAAAAGGCGCAAGTGGTATTTGACGAGCCACGCACGGACAAAGAGACGATAGACGAACTGCTGCATATAGATGCACAGATGTACCAATACTTAGGCACGGACACGAGCAAGACTGACAAGGATGCTGTGAGACGTGCCTCTGCTTTTATATACAGATTGATTAAGAGCATTGACCCTGAGAAGGGGCAACGCTTTATTCAGGGAATGGGATTAACTAGATAAATAAATGACCTATGAAAATCAGAATGCTAAATGGCGAGGAGCACGACCAAAGCTACCTCGTAGAACAAGCCCACAATGATGACTTCTACTACGGCTACCTCGGTAAGGTAGCGTTCAGTTCATCAAACCTCAAGAAGCTCCTAGACTCTCCTAGGACGTACTACAACCTTATGCAGTATGGGGAGGAGACTAACAGCCAAGCCCTACGGGATGGTAGGCTCATCCACACAATGATACTAGAGCCACATAAGATAGACGAGATGACGTTTGTAGATGTGGCTAGTAAGAACGCTAAGAAGTGGAAAGATGCCAAGGCAGAACATCCTGCACACCTCTTATACACGGTCAAGGAGCGCAGCCTAGCGGAGCGTATGACCGAGGCTATCTATAAGAATGACCAAGCTATCGAGCTTCTAAGAGATGCCTCCTTCGAGCTGCCTGCAGTAGACTACATAGAGGGGTATCCCTTCAGGGCTAAGGCAGACATCATAAAAAATGACGGAACTATTATTGACCTTAAGACCACTAGCGACTTAAGGAACTTTGTGTACTCTGCTCGTCATAAATATTCTTATGATGTTCAAGTGTACATCTACTGCCGTCTGTTTAATGTAGACTACACTAAGTTCAAGTTCTTGGTGATAGACAAGCTCAGCTGTGATGTAGGGGTGTACTCTGTCTCTGAGGAGTTCTACAATAAGGGGGAGGAGAAGGTGATGTACGCCCTACAGCAGTACAGCGACTTCTTCGAGGATCGCACGCTCGAGGACATTCAGCAAGAGATAAACAACTACACTATACAGGGAGAGCTATGAGAAAGTTTAAAGTATATGTGAAGGATAAGTTTGAAGCTGTTTACGATACTATAGAAAAGGCTAGGGAGTGCAGACGAGCACTCCAGAGCCTGAAGTATGAGAACATCATTATTAGGGTTACTGAAAGCGATGTACCTTAATTCGTGATTCACGAACCTGACAAAAGATTGTATAAAGTAAGGGTATAACCTTACGATGTCAAGTAAACTGCACAAGATGCTTGACACCTTTAACACCAAAGAGAGATGAAACAGTATTTACTATTTGCATTTCACCTTTACTACCCTCAAGGCGGTATGGATGATTTGATAGACAGCTTTGATACATTACAGGAAGCTGAAGAGCGCATTAAAGAATTGAGAGAACATTACGAAGAGTATCAAATCTTTGACACGCTATCAAAACGAATAATGAAATAGAGATGAAAACAAACTACGAACCCCAGAGAACGACAGAAGGTCGTGAAGTCATTGTAGGTATCGCAAGATACGCTACCAAAGGAATGATGCGTACTAAACAAAAGTCTAACCACTATGCCAAGATCGTAGATGCTTGCAAGAAAGACCTAGAGCTGTATGGATACGAGAAAGACTAACGACCATAAACCTAACCGAAGAGCGAGACGGGCAATGCAGCGAGTCGGCAACAAAATTGCCGAGCGCATCATTGAACGTAACGCCATCAAAAAAGTAACCAAAGAAGATGCTAGTGAAGAAGATTAAAAAATACCTCAGAAAGAGACGGCACATACACTACACCTCTATATACATTAGAGACCTTAGATGGGAAATCATAAACACCGTCACCTCATCAGCCCACACAGGCTTTAATGAGGGGACGGATAAACACCTGCAAAACTTAGGACAGCTCATCAGGAAATACGAACGTAGGAAAAGACTACTAAAGTTCTAATGAAGCAAAAGGCAGGAACAGAACTAATGCTTATCAATAGGCAGAACTACAAAGCCCTCTTAGATGTACTTATACAGGTGCATATGAGAGGGCAACTTTCTAGGGATGAGGTTGAGGTACTAAAACACTTCGTAGAGTTTTAGGTTAACCTGTAAAGAACAGGCAAATACAGAATGAGTAAGTTTACAAAAGGCAACAGCGGTAACCCTAACGGCAGACCAAAGGGCTCTGCTAATAAGACCACAAATAAAATCAGAGAGGCATTCACTAGGCTTGTAGAAGATAACCTAGAGAATATGACCACCTGGTTAACTAAGGTGGCAGAGACTTCTCCAAAGGAGGCTCTGACCATCATCAATCAAATGGCGGAGTATACCACTCCTAAGCTCGCAAGGGTAGAGAATAAGATTGAGACAGACGAAGAGATTAACGAAGTCAAGATAGAGATTGTCAAGCGTAGCAATACAGACGAGTGAGATATTTGAGAAGAATTGGGAAGCACCTACCAAGATCGTAGTCAACCAAGGGGGGACACGTTCTGGGAAGACCTACTCACTTCTGCAGCTTATAATGGTCAGGGCTTTATCCGAGAGGGGTAAGGTCTTTACTATTGTAAGGAAGTCCCTGCCGTCACTTAAAATGACGGCTATGAGGGACTTCATAGAGATACTCACAAACGCAGGGCTGTACAATGAGAAAGACCATAACAAGTCAGAACACATCTATAGACTCAATGGCAACATCATTGAGTTTGTATCCCTTGACCAACCCCAGAAGAAGAGAGGAGCAAGACGGGACTACCTATTCTGTAACGAAGCTAACGAGCTTACTTGGGAGGACTTCTTCCAACTCCTCGTTAGAACCACAGGAAAAATATACATCGACTACAACCCCTCCGATGACTTCCATTGGATATACGACAAGCTTCTCACCCGAGACGATGTTACCTTTATTAAATCTACTTATGTGGATAACCCTTTCCTTGACGATAGTATCATATCAGAGATTGAAAGGCTCAAGGATACGGATGAAGATTATTGGCGTATATACGGATTGGGTGAAAGGGGTCAGAGCAAGGCAACGGTTTTTACGTTTATGGAAGAGGAAGTACCCGAGCAGGCTAAGTTCCTCGCTATGGGGATGGACTTTGGTTTCACTAACGACCCCACTTCTCTCGTGGCGGTATATGTACTTGACCATAATCTTTATGCAAAGGAACTTCTTTACGAGACCAACCTCACGAACAGGGACATCTCGGAAAAGCTCAAAGCGTTAAACATAGACAGACGGACAGAGATATTTGCTGACTCTGCAGAACCCAAGAGTATTGAGGAGCTCTACAGGATGGGATGGAACGTCAAGCCCACCAAGAAGGGGGCTGACTCCATCAACGCAGGGATAGACGTACTCAAGAGGTACAAGCTGTACGCCTCAGGTGCGAACCTGGTCAAAGAGATGAGGAACTACAAATGGGTAGAGGATAAGAACGGCAAGCTACTCAACAAACCTATAGATGCATTTAACCACGCTATAGATGCTATGCGCTATGCAACATTCAACAAACTAACAAGACCAAACTATGGCAAATACGCAGTACGTTAAGGTACAATTTCCAGAGAGCGTAGATGAGCTGACCGTGGGTCAGTATCAGAAGTATGTAAGCATTGAGGAGGGGGAGAACAACTTCAAGACCCTGAAGGCTGCAGAGATATTCTTAGGGCTGCCACTAAGGCAAGCCCTGAAGATGCAGACGGCAGACTTCTACGGGATGACTAACGAGCTGTTTGCTATGATAGCCCAAGATCACAAGCTCAAACCTATAGTCACCTACAAGGGCAAGGAGTACGGATTTATTCCGAACCTTGAGGAGCTCAGCTTTGGGGAGTACATAGACCTTGACCAATACCTTACTGATGTTAAGGATATGCACAAAGCTCTGGGCGTGCTCTACCGCCCGATTACACAGAGGGTAGGTAGCAAGTACGCCATAGAGGACTACGAACCTAATGACGGCTATAAGGATTTCCCACTAGGGGCAGGGTTGGGTGCAACGCTTTTTTTTTGGACTTTAAGAAAGGAGTTATCGAAAGATACCCCGAGCTCTTCTCCACTGAAGGAGATGAGAGAACAGACCTTAGCCTTCAAGCCAACTTCTCAAGGAAGTGGGGTTGGTACGGAACTATAGACCACCTGTCAGGGGGAGACATCAGTAAATACAATGTAATTACACAGCAGGCATTCCAGAAGGTGTTCCTCAAGATGATATTCGATAAGGAGAAGCACGAGGTAGAAATGTCTATGCTGAAGAGAAAAGGTTAACGCTTGTGCTACAGACAGAGCACAAAAGGGTTAACCTTTTATGGTATACGATATTCTTACTACAATCAAGAACCACCTAGAGGCAAACGCTCAGGTAAACACGGTCACCTTTGGGGACATTATGGAGGTAGACCTCAACAAGCAGAGCATCTTCCCCCTATCGCATATGATGATAGACAGCGCAACGCTAAGCAACCAAACGGCTAGCTTTTCTATTAGTGTGCTGTGTATGGATGTGGCTGACGTAAGCAAGGAGGATGTCCGTGACGAGGCAGAGCCATTCTATGGGGTAAGCAATGAGCAGGACATCTTAAACACGCAGCTGTATGTGGTCAATGACCTTGTGCAGGCTCTTAAGCGTGGTGACCTATTCTCTGACAAGTATCAGCTAGATGGAGACCCAAGCTGCCAACCTTTTATGGATCGCTATGAGAATCTCCTCGTAGGGTGGTCAGTGACCTTGAATATCTTAGTGCCGAATAGTATAGACATATGTCAAGAACAAAGCTAAGGAAGGCAAACCAAGAGGCGGTGATGAAAGCCTTTGCTGAGCGTGTTAAGAAAGAGGCACGCCTCAACCTTGGTGCTGTGCGTAGCATTAAGTATAATGACGGCACGGTCAAGCGTAGGAGAAATGTAAGCACGGGAAGGTTAAAGGACACGATAAGCTATGTGACCTCTATAGCACCACACCCTGCGCTGCAGTTCTTCTTTGAGCGTTATGGTACTTTCTTAGATGAGGGGGTAGATGGTGTCAAGTACCGAGTACCAGGCAACAGCCGTTTCTCGTTTAGAGATACACAGCCTCCTCAGCAGTTCATCCTTCAGTGGATGGCAGACAGAAGGATAAAAGTAAGAGACCCCGAGACGGGTCAGTTTATA